TTAACGTTTTGAAAAAAATCCCCGATCAGCGATCCGAGACCCATTTCATAAACCTGAGCGTACTCCTTTTCTTGCATTAGTCATTATTCCTTCTTGTTAGTTGCACCCATGCCAAGCCTAGGCGCAAATATAGTTACATCTCTTTGAATATCTTCTTCAGTAGTATCTGTGCTAGGATCGGAGACATCAGCAGAAGCTGCCTCTTCACTTTCATAAGTTGCACCAGTTTTTTTGTGAGTAAGCACTGTTTCTGTTTTGCAACTGTATATAGGAACTTGTTGGCCATTGATGTCTTTATAACCTACTACTTTTGGTTCTTCTACGATTTTATTCATTTTAACCTCTATTTATATTATTGTTGTTGTTTAATTTCAAGCAGTGATACAGTGACCATCGCCTTGTTAGCAGCGTTTGCGGTTACTTTTAATGCATCTCCTGCCTCAAAAACCTTGACATCTTGTCTTGTAGTTGTGTCTGTAGCACTGACATCTACCTCATCTACTTCAAAATCAGCAGATCCATTGTTATGTGTGATGGTCACAGTAATAGTGTCAGAAGCATGATAATTATGTACAGATAAACTTTTTACCACAAATGTAGATACAGGCACGGGTGGTGATGCTGATACATCCGCCTGTGGCACAGTAAAAACCGTGGTTAGATTTGTAGTTGTTAAATTAGATATAAATCTTTTAAATACGTCAGCCATTATCCAAAGAAAAACGCCCTTCTCGTTTGTTCATCTGCATTGTCTTGTTGATAAGAAAAGTTTAATTGTAATATTAATTGTTCCAATTGTCTGATTAATTCAGCGAAAGAACGTGGATCGTAATTATCTGGTGGATCAGGAAATCTCGTTTGTGCAATCTTAGCCATTATCTACCACCATCGGGGTAAGCATCTATAGTAAATGTGCCCATTTTAAAATTACCACCCACAACATTACTTTCTATTTTAAAGTTTGCTTGTCTACCCCTACCTCTTAAATCTTTTTTTGTATCTGTCGTTTGTACCGTAGAAGCAGTTTGACTAATAATGTTTCCATAAGGATAATTTTTAAAGTTAAAAGTCACACTAACATTTCCTGTTTGATCTCTAAAATCGGGTATGAATCTAGCAATACGCATTAATTGTTCGCCACTATCATCAATATTAAAATCACCTGTTTGAACAAAAGCATTCATCGCTGAACCATCATCATCAGTTCCAAACTCGTGACGATAATATTTTGAAACACCATTTGATAAACCTATGACTGTAGGAGTTGCATTTGCAGTAGAGTCTTTAAGATACTCAGTTGCTAAAGGGTTTTGAAAAACACCCCTATCTACCCAAGAGGTTCTGTTTAATGTTCCGACTGCCCAAGAATTTTCTAAATAATTGTATACTACACATTTATTTATTTGTGGGTCAGTTACATTATCTGGGTTAGTTACATAAAACCAAATTATTTCTGCAAACTCTGTATTTACACCTGCAAATATTTGATCTGTCTGTGTTAAATCTATATTTTCAAAAACAAAATCATCAACAGTGCACGGTAGTTTTTTAACTGTACCATCAAAAGCAAAAAAAGCATTTTGACCCATCCAATAAGATACATCTCTAACCACAACAGCAGCGTGTTGTCCTAATAGTCCACAGTTTTTACCTAATTGACTTAAACCAAAAGTAAAAGGTGGTCCTATAAATTGTAGTCCGTGAAGCGAGGTATCTGTCCAAACTAAAATTTGACCACGAGCTTTATCTGCACCTACGATTGTTGAACCATCTTGTATTCTAAGTGATCCCGCAGTATTAGTCGCTCTTGGTTCATATGTATTAATGTCCTCTTGTGATGAAAATCTTAACAATAAAGGATCTTGTGATCCTCCCGTACCTATAGTTTTTTCCGTACCAAATAAAATTAAATGTCTATCAGGTGTTGAAACCAAAGAAAACTTACTTGCAGTAGGGGCACCTGTTACCGCACTTGCTTTACCTGTTAAACCATCAGTGGTTGGTGACCATTGAAATGTAGATCCATCTAAAGCTGTAGCTATCATTAACTCGCCAAAATTATCAATAGACCAATCACGACCGTTCAAAGTCACAGATGAGGATGATCTTGGTGTACTCCATGTGCTTGTATTCCATGTTGATGTTCCCCAACCATAACCAAATGTAGAAAAAGCTGGAGCCGAGTTTATATCAAATTTAGCAGTGGCTGTTCCTGTAGTTACTGTTCCAGTCGTTTCATTAGCATCCTGCTGTATAACAAAAGCATTTGTGCTTGTAACTGACTGAATTTCAAAACTTCTATCAAAATTTTCTGCTGTGAAACTTGTTCCAGATAAACTTGTAGTGCCTGAGAAAGTAACTATATCACCCTCATTTGCTCCATGTCCATTAACATTTACTGTAACATTAGGTGTGCCATTTGCCGTGGTAAATATACTACTCACTGCCGTGTTCGTTTGTCTTATGGGAGTAATGTCATATAAAATATCATTCGCATAAATATAGAGTTTTTTATCCGTTCCAAGAGCCGCTAGTCTTGTTCCATCTAATGAAACCCAATGATGAGCATCTCTGACCACGCCTATTAAAGTATTAGTAGTTGTTTTGTCCCATCCACCTATTTTTTCTGGTAACCCATAGCGAAATCTTACATTGTCACAATCAATATAACCACCTGAAGCACCTAAATCACTAGTCTGTTTCTGAATGCCCGGTTTTAGATTTACCTTTGTTAATGTCATTTGCTACACTAAATATTGTCCCTACGTGACCTTTGAAATGCATATTACCATGATGCACTAAGGGCGAAGCCACATCTGCCCAAATTTTACCACCTATCTTAGACCATAATCTACTAAAATAATAGTCCTCACTTAAATATCTCTCCTCTTCATCCCAAGGTAATTTTCCTACTCCAAAGAAATCATAACAATTATCTGACCTCCAACGACCTCCGTTGACTATTTGATCAGATTGATATTTACGATCAGAGTATGCCTCTTTTAATTTTGTAAACACATCTCTTTTTATCAACATCATGCCAGTAGCAGCTTCCATAACCTCAGTGTAGCCTCCTTCCAATCTTATATTTTTTGGGTCTTCAAAATTTAGATTGTACCCTAAAGCCTTATAAGAAACTTGCTCCTCCGTAATATAAGGATTTTCTCTAACTGCTTTTATCACTTGATTCCAATGAATGCACTTTCTAGGATAAATACCACATACAATATCCTTATCTGCTCTAATTAGTCTATCAATATTAGAAGGTCCAAACCCAACATCAGCATCAATAAACAATAAATGTGTTCCAATGTAGTCTTTGTCGTCTAAAAACATAGACACTATTGTGTTCCGAGCTCTTGTAATTAAAGACTCATTACCAATTGTTTGTACTTTCATTCCAATTCCTTGATCAGAAGTCCACTGTTGTAGAGCTAAAGTTCCATGCATAGTATTTTCACTAAGCATTCCACCGTACATTGGCATCCCTAAATACAAATTTATTCCGTGATCTTTTAAATCTCCTTTTAACATTTTACCCCTTTCTATCTAAATGGTGGTCCTACACTCCATATCACGAGTGAGTACCTAGTTCCTTTAGTAACTGGTGTTACTCTATGCCATACAAAAGATGGAAATACTATAATAGATCCTTTTTCTCTTGCCTGTTCTGCCGATAAAATTACGGACTTACTGTCTTCTCTATTACGTAAATCAAACTCTAGATTACCGCCTTCATATGCATCACCATCCTCTAGTGACACAGTCACAGATAATTTTCTAATGTTGCCATCAATCATCTTATTGTGTGAGTCTTGATGCCAATCGTAATATTGATTTTCTTTGTAAATAGTAAACTGACACTTTTCAGAACCTACCCAATCAAAGTTCCATCCTGCTTGTTTATTTGCCTCTTGTATAAAAGGTTCTATATTTTGATATAGCCACTCTTCTTCCATCCATGCGATAGAAGAATCTCGAGCTTTTAAACTTTCATCATGTATTTTTGCTTTTTCAACTATTTTAGATTTACCCGTTTCAATGATCTTGTTACAAAACTCAGGAGTTAAAGCCTTTTGAAAATAGTAATAGTAATTGTCTAGAAACATAAATTAGGTTACACGTAAAAACCT